ATTATGGCTTGGGCTAAAACTAGTGTTAACGGTTGGTTAGTAGCAACCGAAACTGTTACTGGTGATGATACTAATGATGTAAGTACATCCGCAATTGACTTCTTAGAACCTGGAGTTGACTTTACTGTGATTTCTAATGCAGCGGCTACTAATTTAACAAATGATGCTGATGTTGATGTTGATATATGCGATACTATTGACGGCACATATACGTTATTAAGCGCTGATTTGGAAACTACTATAGATGCTGCAGTTAAATCAAGTTTATATGACGTTTCAGCAAATGGCGAAGCTCCGTTTTATAAGCTTCGTGTTGATGTTGATGGTGATATTAATAACGAGACTGTTAAGTTTGTAGTTATGCAAAAGCAAGGCAATTCACTTCAAGGAATGAGTGGTGATATTGGTGGTGTAGGTACTGACCCATCGTAATAAGTGGTTAGTTTATTAATCGTGGAGGGGCTTCGGCCCCTTCACACAAATTTAGGAGGAAAGTAAAATGGCGGGTAGTACAAGTAAGTGGACAAATCTTGGTTCAAATACTACAGACCCTAGCTTAAATCAAAACATCAGTGTTGTTTCTGGTAGTGGTATAGATGCCTACATCAGGCATGAATGTCATGTATTTTTAGATGATACAAATAAGATAGCAACAGATGCATTTGACTGGGCAATAGATACAGACTTCACAGTCGTTTTAAATGGCGGTTTTCAAGAACTAAATGGCGACCCAGGTAATATAGATTGTGATATAGAAGGTTCTGTTGATGGAACAAATTATTTTAAACTAAAAGATTTAGTTACATGGGATGCAGGAACTCAAACTATAGGTGTGGGTATATATAGTATTGAAGATAATGGTAAAATGCCTTATATGAGATTAGCTATGACACCAGGAAGTGATGTAGATAATCTAAATAAACCTGTAAAAATTAATCTTTTTATGCATACTGTATAATGGCAACAGCAACTTTAGCAAGCAATTATAAAGGAATGGCAGGAAAATGGCTTCCTTATTATTTTAAGCCTTTTCAATTAGGTAGACAAAGCGATGGCGCAGGGTCTACTGATGGAAGCACATATATTACGCAAACAACTGGAACTTCCAATGAAGCGCTAAGAGGGTCGTGTACAAGTGATTTTAATTGTGCTTATTATTATACTATAACTTTTTCTAGCGCAAGTAAATTTCAAGTTAAAAAATATGATTTAAGTGATAATTTAATAGATACTATATGCGCAAGTGATACTACAGGAGATGGAAGATATTGGGATATGGTTAGCGCTTTGCATAGTGATAAAAACCATTATACTATTGATATAGGCGTTAATATTTATATTGGTACTGCTAATGCATTTGATTTAGGTGATGTATATAAGATTACTTTGCCAACAGCTGAAGTAATGAGAAGAAGAAAAATTTATCATGGAGGCTATTCAACGTTTTTAAGAATGCCTTGGACTGAAAATACAGCAACTAATTCAGATATCATTC